ACCCTCTTCACACCGTTATAAGCAGTGGGCCTTAACCAATAGGCGACAGTCCCATAAACCTCCTGGTTTGTGCATCGTTGAGAGGCATAGGAGGGGCGGGTCTTACAGGAGGGTTGGAACCTCACCTGCCCATGAGAGTATTATAAGGTCTTTGACCCCAACTCGTCAAGCCGTTACTGCCTTACGGGCATTTTTCTCCTCAGAAATCTCCAACCTACGTGCCTTGACGAGTTTAGAAATTTCTTGAAGGGCCTTACGAGCGCGTGTACCTGCTGCACCATTCCCATTAACAAACTTTTCATCTTCAGTTTGCCAAGTTTCAAATGCTTCGGTAATTTGTTGTACTGTAATTGACATAATAATCTCCAAAAAATAAGATATGTTTATATATAAAACTTTTTAATTGCAATTTTCGCTCCAAGGAGAACAAATTCTCATTGGTGGTGCAAGTGTTTTACATTCATTAGTATAACATAAACTTTCATCATTTTTTTCTTCTATGTATTTTGGTTGGTATTTTTTATTTGCTTCCTGATTAATTCTATTATATTCCAAAGTAACTTTATGTATTGCCTGATCTACATCTCTTTCTACTCTACGATTTATTTTATCAGGGTCTTTAAGTATAATTTCATTAATAATAGTTTGTGGGAAAAATTCCCTTTGAATTTCATCCAACAAATCCCAAAGTACATTTTCCTTTACCTTAGTGCATTGAGAAAGTATTGAGATAAGAGTTGATAATATAATACCAAATATAATTAGTTGTTTCTTATCAGGTTTCTTATTTCCGAAATTAAAATTAAACATAAAAAGGAGAGTAATATTACTCTCCCCTATTTATTCTATTTTATCAAACTTCTACCGTGATCAGTTTGGAAGCATACTCATGAGCATACGAAGTACGGGCACCATGATGCCCCCAACCAATCCAACTATACGCATAGTCCATGTAACGATTGATAGACTTCCCTGGAGTTTTCATCCTGTCTTCAATTCGTTGCCATTGAACCTCAGTCGTTAGATAACGAAGTTGCGTGTGAAGTGATGATGGAGAACCACCATACCTCTTAGCAAAATCACCCAATCCATAATAACGATCGGCAGATGTCCATTGGATCAGACCATAACCACGTCCGCAGTTATGATACTGAGTCCTACTACCACCTTCACAAATATTAGGCACGAATGTGGATTCTTGCCTAATATTGCCCATGATAGTAGCAAGGGCGTTTCTGTCTTTAATACCACGATCCTGGAAATATGCCAGGGTAGCATTTTCGTGGTCATTACACCCTTTACAAATTAGCCTTTTCTCTTTTGTCTTCGGAATTGCAACCTCGCGGATTGCTGTCGTCTCTGGTTCAAACTCTTCAATAATGGAGTAAGGTTTTGCATCCACTGGGGGAGGCGGGCCTTGCAGTTTATAACTAGAGAATGGCAGTGTTGCCGTACTGGTTGTAACCATCGCTGCTAGAGGAACGGCTACAGTAAAGAAGTTAAGCATTTAAAATTAATTGAACTCTACATCCGTATAGAAGAGGGGTACACCCAACTCTCGATGGGCATCTTCCACGGCTCTAAATCAAACTCAATATCTCATAATAAAAAACCCTGCTCATAACAGGGATTTTTACATAATAAGTTAATATTTAGGATTTGTCAACTATTAAAATTTATTTACTAGAACATAAATATTATGTTACACAAAAATCAAATGGCAAAGTCAGCAAATAAGGGTAAAAAAGGATCAAATGGATCCAAACAAAACCAAGGTAATGCGACTGCAAAAAAAGCAAAAAACGGCGGTAAGAAAAAGTGAGGAATTATGCCACGCGAATGGAATACTCCCAAGCGTGAGCGATGGAACGCACCGATACATAATATTCTCAAAGCAATAGACAATCACACTCAAGAGTATTTCAAGAGTGGTGATTTGTGGCATCTTCAGAAAGCAGATATGTTGAGGCAATATTTGCACGAATTGAAAACTTGGATACACAAACAAGAAGGAAGATGAAAAATCTAAAACTAATAGACAAATTGATTGTTGTTATTGTGATTGGAACTCTTGCTTATGTTGGTATTACTTTTTTCAACTGCAACTTTATGGTTCCGGGTTCAATGGAAAGAGCAGACGCACTGGGAGGACTAGTAAATCCCCCACCCTTAGATTGCAAAGAATCTGAGAGCAGGGGATATAATGCTTTATTTACTTTGTTTACTGCCTTACTAGGATTAAAAGCAAAAATGGATGATTAAGAAGACCAGAGTTTACCTTCTGCAACTCTCCTTCTTTTCAACCCTGCTTCCACATTACTACCAGGATTACGATAGAGATATAAAGCATCTGGAACTTTAGTCCATTCTTTATTCTTTAAGACCCGCGTAATAGTATTGAAGTTAGGATTACCATAGAAATCTGCACCAAGATTATAAGCAAAGCAAAGTAAAGACCCTCTTTGATTGTCATTCATCTCGCTCCAATATGGAATTTTTTGAAGTGCAGGAAGAAAACGATTTTTTAAGTCAAACTCTAATAAAGTATCAGCATACTTTTGAGTAATCACTTTACCCATCTTAAAAGAAGATCCATCAAAATCTTTTGTACTTCCCCAACCAATAGTAATAGGAAGACCTCCAGTTAAAGGATCTGGATATGCATTTAGGTGGCATCCCTCAAAGGATTTTATTAATTCAACACCACATACTGGGATGTCATTTTTGAGTGGTGTTGATTCTACTTTTTTGCGTCAAAAATTCTTCCCCATCCAGTCTTATCTTTACCTTTTTCTAACCAACGATATTGAAGGTCAGACTTTTTATATACTGCACCCTTACCATTAGTTACGGCACCAGTATATCCATCATTCAGAGAACCATAAGGATCATTTACAACATAGTCTTCACCTTTCTTTCCAATCACTACAACCATGTGCCCGCCAGTAGGAGAAGATAAAGATCCACGATGATAGATCCCGATAACAACAGGTCTCCCAGCGGCAAGCTCACGATCAAGATCAGCAAACCCAAGATTATAACTAAAGCGTGACTTAATTCCATAATTTTCCAGAACTTTTGTCTGGACGGTGTGGTCAGTTGAATCACCGATTGCAAACACCTTTTGAACATAGGCATCATCGCCCTTTGCTCCTTGAAGAGTGCCTGGTTTGAAATATTCTAAGCACATTGCACAAGCAGAGGAGTTACAGGTGCGGTTTGCATCCCTATAATTATCGGTCTGTGGATAAAAAGGAACAGGTAGGACACCAGGAGTTACTGCTTTTGATCTATAAATTTTAACCCAATTTGCAGAATCATCCATTAAATCAGAACATTTCGCTGCTAGATCAACTTCTAGTTGTTCAACTGCAGCAACATGTTTTGGATTTTTTTCGTCGTAAAACTTAAAAAAATTGTGTAGATCTATTTTCATTACTCTTCTCCTATGAACTCTAATGAGAAAATATTATGATCTTCAATTTTGGGATCTAACCATTCACTAAATTCTTTTTGAATCGCGTATGCGTTTTGGTATTCATGTTCTTCATTTATATCACAAAGAGTGTGAATACGATCAATTGCCCAATCGTGGGTTAAACGAAGAGTCTCAATCAAAGTTACCATAGTCTTTTCGCATGTAGCGTCCTAGGATATTGCTATTGTAGTACGCAGGGGTGCCATCGTCAAGCGACTCTATCAATACATTATTTAGGAAAAGTTGTTTAGTTTCTTCATAGTTACATTGTCCTTTTGTTCTATGGAGGCTAAGTATTGTTCTGTTGAAGGATGTTTTTCCCCAAAGGTTAACATCGGTTTTGAGTTCGGGACATGATCCATAATAATTTTTCCAATCGGACTCTCCTTTAACCTTTCTAGATTTTCCCTTCGGTGTGCGGAAGCTCCAGAAATATTTTCTACCAATGTAACTGCGATTAGTTGTAGTGCAGTGTATATGATAAACAAAACCAAAATAATCTTGAATATCAGAAGACTCAAAAACTTCTCCATTGAATCTCCAAGGATTCTCATAGCTCATTTATTATACTTACAGAGCTATTATTTATCCTTCAACCTTAGCAAAGCGATTCTAGCAATAAAAAGGGGGTGTTGTCAACCCCCTTGAACTTATGGTATAATAAGGTTATCAATCAAGATTACTCAATTCACTTACATAATACTCAACTACATCATCCCAAGTATATTGTGAAAAATCATAACCTTCTTCTACAAGATCATTTACCCACTCTTCAATTTCTTCTACTAGAAGATATTCTTCATATTGTTCAATAATATTTCCAACTGTTTCTTCATTCATTTCTAACATTACATAATGTGCTTCTTCAAGAGTATCAACTTGTTCAGTATCAATTAAATATTCAATAATGACATCATAAGCATCATAGGATTCTTTAGTTGTAGTTTGCTCTGATTTTTTCTTTAATCTTTCCTGTTCTTTCTTAATATCCGCCTCAACAGATGATTTATCAATTTGTGCTTCTGGTTTTCCAGTTGTTGGAGTTTGATCCTGTTTTTCATTAGGACCTGGTTTATCTCTCATTGCAGAAATTTCTTCATATCCAGACTGACCAGGTTTCACCTTAGCAGCGAGTTCTGGATATTTTTTCGCCCATTGCTGCATGGCAGTTCCACCTTCTGGTTTTTTAGGTGTTGTTGATGATGGTGCTGGTTTTGCAAATCCTGAAGAAGATGTAGAAGACCCACCCCCACCACCTGAAGAATTAGATCCACCACCACCTGAAGAATTAGATCCACCACCACCTGAAGGAGATGAAGATTTAGGTCCTACAATCTTTGGTCCTACAATCTTTGGTCCTACAATCTTTGGTCCTACAATCTTAGGTCCTACAATTGCAGGGCCTACCTTACCATCTCCACCTGCACCTCCAAGTTTTGCTCCCATATATCCAGCAAGAACACCAGTACCTCCGATTAATGCACCTTTTGCAGCAGTCTTTACACCTTGAATTGCTCTTGCAGTTCTTGCTTGTTTTATTAATTCAGTTGCTTGTGTTGGATTTAATGATCCTTTTGGAACTTCTATACCTGCTTTAGTTGCTTGTCTTTTTGAAAGTTTTTCTAAAGCAGCTGTTCTTCTATCCTGTGCAGAACCTGTTCTTCCAGATACATTTCTAAATGGACCAGAAATATTAGGTCCTTTATTTGTTACAAGTTTTTTACCAATTTTTGATTCTACTCCAGCAGTTGCTGCTTTTGCAACTCCTGTTTTAACAACACTTTTGGTTGCTTTAATTCCACTAGCAACAGCTTTGGCACCTCTTCCTAAAAGTTTTATTAATCCAGCAATCTCAAGAAGTTCAAACTGCTCTTCAACAAAATCATTATAAATTGCTTCTTCAGAAATAAAATTTATATCCGTACTTAAATATTTTTCTAAAATAACTTCTTCATCAGAACTCGCTAAAAACTTAACAAAAGTTTCAGCAGTATATCCCTCAGAAAACATTGCCAAAGCTAAAGAAAGAATAATATCTTCTGTCAGTTCTGCAGTTTCTTCATCGTAATATTCAGATTCTTCATTTAAAAAATCTTGGTCTTTTACATGAATGTTCTCATATAAAAAACCAAGATCGTTAATAAAGTCTTGCGAAATTCTAGACATGGTTATAAATTAAATACCTTTTTTATAAAGGTATTTATAAAAATCACTTGCCAGGAAGTGCTTTTACTCCTAATGCCTTTTGGCGAGCAGCATCAGATTGACGTGCTTTCGCCAATGCTTGTTGTGCTTTTGCAGCATCATGCTTTTTATAAGCACCAGCAAATAAAGATCTGCCAATTCTTTCTAATGGATTTGAGGAAGTTTTAGCAAGAGATTGGGCACTTGGTCCTGCTTTATAAACTGCTTTACCACCTTTAAATGCAAGATGTCCCGCAGTTGACTGAGAACCTCTTTGAACTACACCAGTCTTAGCAAGTTGAACTGTTTTTCTTTGTGATCCGGAACCAGTTGACATAAAAGCAGGACCACCTGGTTTTTTCTGACTAAATGTTGTTTGACCACCAATACCTTTAATCGCAGTTCCTGCTTGTCTTTGGCGATTTGCTTTTGCCATTGCTGCTCTTTCTTTTGCATTTGCTCCAGCAGCAGTATCAAATGCTCTTCCTGCAAGTTCTGCACCCCCAATAGCGCCTGCAGTACCAAGAGCAGCACTGCCAAGACCACCTCCCCCAAGAGCGCCCAGAGCGCCTCCTGCGAGTCCTCCAGCAGCGACTGTAGCACCCTTAGCGAGTGATCTTGCCCATCCAGATCCCTTTGCTCTTTCATCTGCAGTAGATGTTACAGTATCAAGTGCTGCAGATGCCGGACCAAGAAGTCTTCCAATTTTTGCAAATTTTCCAGTTGGTTTTGCGCCTGTGGGCATTTTACCTTTTGCTCCACTGGAAGATGGTTCCTGTACTTTTGGTGGAGGAGTAATAATTGGTTTTCCACTTGGACCAGTTCCAGCAGCTGCACTTCTTAGTTTCGCTTTTGCATCTCTTCGTCTTTGACTATCCAAATCGACAACCTTAACTGTTTGTTGAGGTTTATCAATCGATGAAGTTGGTTTTGTATTTAAAGTTGTAGGAGTACTTGGAGTTATCTTTGCTAATTCACCACCTGATGGACTACCAGATGATACTGCTCTAGATGATGGTTTTGAAGCACTTGTCTGACCAGAAGCAGGAAGTTCTTTTTGCTTTGATGTAATATCACGTACATTTACAGTTTTAATTGGAGCAATTTTTGCTTGAGTAGCAATTTTTCTAGTTGTAGGAGATGTTTTTGACAATTCTCCACCAGTTTTTCCAGGTTCTAATGCTGGTCTAGATGCAGGAGTAGGAGACTGTCTAATTACTTGTTG